CCTTGATTGTTAGCAAGTCGTAACGGAGTTTTAGAAATACTTGACCGGGCATAAGTATAAAAAGGACTATAATATGAAGAAGTATTATTTGTAAAAATTTTAGCACAACATTTGACTTTAAAATCCACTTTATTTATTTTAGATTTAAAAAAGCAAGTACCTCCAGTATCATTATTTTTAGGTAAAAATACATCAAAACCGGCATCATAAAAATGAGGGTCTGTGATTAATTTATTATTATGATTTGTTGCAGCATCCATATATATTTTTTGTAATTCGTCATCTTCTACAAATAATGACAAAACCATGACTTGTGTATGGTTGGTTTGTTGAAAAAAGTGAGTTAAAAAGTTGGTATCCATAATATAAATAATAATAGTAAATATTTTTAAGTTGTTTCAAGTTATACATATTCAGAATAATGTGCATATTGAATAATAAACATAAAGCCTACTTTTTTGTTTTTCCAAGTATCTGTATATTCTTTTAATTGAGGAATGGTTGGATTCTCAAGACCATAAAACATTTTCATACCCCTGTTAAATTGTTTATCAGAAAAAGGTATAACACTTTCACTCTCAACGTCAGCATATAGTAAATTAAGAAGAGTGATTGTGCTTTCTCCCATACCGTAAACATTTTCAACAATATATAAATCTTCAAATTTCATTTCAGTAATAGCAATATTATTGTCCAATAGCGTGTTGATAAGTTCTTGGTATGTTTTTACTTTTTCAGATTGAACTACCTTTGGAAATTTTATATTTTTTGTAAATGTATTAAATGTTCTTAAAAAGGCAACAACAATCAAATATTGTTGTTTACCGTAATCGACATCTACTCCAGCATGTGCAAGTCCATGAATAATAGTTTCAAAAATATTTCGGGGAGCATCTTCATCGACCTCGTGTGGGTTTTTATTAAATCCAGTAGGATATTCATCTAATGCAACAATAGGTATTAATTTTTTGAAATCAGGATGTTGATCTAAAAATTCGGTGACTTGTGTATGCCACGAATTATTTATAAATTTAATCATAGTTAGTCTGTTCATTTGTAAGGTTAAGTATATATATTATTCTGATTTTAAGTCATTTTATAATAAAATAAAATCATTTTGCATATAGGGAATCTAATTTGGGCGCCGTTGGACATAGGGCGCCGTTGGACATAGGACGCCGTTGGACATAGGACGTTAAAGATTCCACAATTGCTTCCATACATCGCTAATATCATCATCGCCTTTAACGTTTAATTTAAAAGGACAACTGAAATCACCAGGAATGTTTAACGCTACACAAGGATCGCATGGACCGTTCACGAAACTGAAACCAGTCATCTCATTTGGTATATCGACAGGTTCAACAGTTGTAACCTTTTCACCAATATACCCGTTCCCATAATTCATATTGGTATATATTTTTTTCTGCATCACCGAATTACCATTTATATCCGTAGAACACTTAATAGTATTACGAACATTGTTTGGTAGACCATCTGTTACACCAATGTCACCTCCATATAATAAAAATTGGCCTTCTTTTTTATTCCATGCTAACATTTCCCTTACTGTATATTCATTATAAATTTTCATAGCATAACTAACAGCGTATTTAGGCTCAATTTTAATAATAGTACTTGACATTACATGATCAGTATATTCTTGTTTTAAATCATCTGGCCAGGGCCAATAACCAGTCTTTAACAATTCTTCGGCTTCTTCCGGAGTAGCTTGTTGTTGTAAGATATCCAAGTCAAACTGTGTATTATTTTCATTTATCGTTTGTTGATATTCAATGAATCGATTAATTAAATCAGGACTCCACTGGGTATTACTATTTTGGAATCCATCGACCCTTTTTGAATAACTGTTAAACATTATAATTGCTACAACTAACAATAGTAACAATAAAAATTTATAATTATAATTCATATTAAATTATAATTACAAAATAAATAAATTATATAGGGTTTACAAACGACGAAACACTCATATGAGAAAATCTAAATAAAACCATAAATACTACACCAAGACCAACTGCCAACTTAACGTTATGCATTGCCGCTAAAAATATAAACGCAATCAAAATAAGATTTCCTAAAACAGTGTCGAATAAATTCACAAATAGACTTGGAATAGCGAACATTATAAGCCATAATACTAACAATAATGTTACTAAACCAACTATCAAGTTTACATTCTTACGAGAAAATATGGTATCAAAAGAATACGACATTTATATTAATTATATAGATTTTTATTTATTATTATGAAAAGCATTTAAAAAAGGAATAATACTATAATATATAATGGAATCCGCTTCTACTACTGATTTACCTACTTCTTCCGGTGAAAAGAAAAACGTTAGACTTGTTGACGTGCCTATAACAAACCAACAAGAAGCACTACAATTAATTGTTACTTTTTTGAATTTAGCTCAAAAGAGAGGAGCATTTACATTGGATGAGTCTGCTAAGTTATGGGAATGCATTAAGACATTTCAACAGTAAATATAGTTTTATTCTGAGTCAGAATCTATTACATTTATTTCCCTTCCTTTTTCATGTATTATTATAGGAGTTTTTTTAGTTTTACCGTGATTTGTTAATTGTACCCCTTTAAGACAACCAGGACACTCGTGTGTAGCATTCTCATTTGCAAACCCAGTATTTGGATCCCACCAACAATCCTGACAAATACGATGCGCGTTGTTACCATGTTTCATATAACACGTTCTCGGCATTAATCCATCAGTTATAGATTTCCCACACATACAGCATGTATGTTTTGGGTTTCCAGCTTTCATACGGCGTCGCCGTGTTTTTTTAGATCTGTTTATCCTTTTCCTTTTTATACTTTTTGGCATTATATTATAATTATATACAAAATAGTTTTTAAAAATAAAAAAGATGCCCTCTGTATATTTTGTATTTTTTATTTAAAATTCGAATTCATAATCAATCATGTGTTTTATATCCGTTTTTAAAAAGTTATATAATCCGTTTTTAATACGACTAAGTGTTGAATCTTGTGTAAAACTAATACCCATTAATTTGATAATTGCTTTATTGAATAGGTCTGATATTTTATCATTATCATCAAATTTATTTTGATTTTGTGTTTTCCATTTTGTTAGTTCTCTAATCATACGGTTTTGTATTGTTTTCAAAATTAAAACCATATCTGTTAAAATCAGTTGTTTCCATTCTGGTATACCATCTTTATTTTTTTCACATATATAGAACATGCCTTCTTTTTGACTAAAACATCGTATTGGATATACAAGATCAGTTTTCTCTTGTAAATTATATTCGAAAACTTGTTGTATCGTATGAAATAACGAGTTTTCCATTAATACCTCAAAATGTACCTCTTTTACATCAATAATGATATTAACCCATTCCAAGAAACCCATAGTAGGTGTGACATTTGAATTTAACCATGAAATAACATTCAGTTTTTTCTTTTTGTTATCAACCCATTTTTGCATTTTTTCCATTTTGTCTTCCATTTTTGTTAGTTTCAATGATAGTTCCTGTACGATTTTAACGAGTTGTATATGATTTGGAATATCGCTTGATTCTTCAACCGCTATTGTCAAATCACGCTTCGTCCTGATTTTAAATTCACATAAAATTGTATGTTTATCCAGGGATGATTTTCTTGTATATTGTTTATTACAAACAACACAGTGATAATGATTTTGATTTTGATTATTCGATAAATTATGTATCATATTTTTATAATTTATAAAAGATATATTTAACCGATTCAATTTTTTATAAAATAATAATAGTTATTTATATAAATGAACTATATAAATGATGTCTTAAAGCCACGTACCGATATATATGATAAACGCGTCGATATAAGTAGTTGTCGGGGGTGTAATAATAATTTGGCAGGTAATGATCCAGCCTCTCAATATCAAAGGCAAAAAATAATACAAAATACAGTAAGAGTTAGTTCATCATTATATACTATGAATTTAGCAGGTTTAACTGTATATAAAAAACCATTAAAAGTGTATCAACCAATAGAGCAAGGAGGTTCTATATATTTTGCACCACCTCTTGTAAATTGGAATCAAATGAGTGACCGTCCAATTCCATCTATTCAAACTGCACAAACATCGTCAGGATCAATTTATAGAGGTAGTAGTACAAGACATACTATTGTCCGAAATAGACCAGGTGCAATGAATCCAGGTGGTATAGGTGTTGACATAAAACATAACTCATATGACCGTTATTTAAATAGATTAAAAGGTAAATCTGTACTTAGAAGAGGTGTTATACCTCCAAATTATGGCCAGCCAATTCCATTTACCAGAGCATATCCAATTTATGGTGGTAAGACCATAAAAACTGGAATAATAAATAACTGTGATTGTCCAGACATAGAAAATAATGCTGTAGCGGATGCCAGAATTTATGGTTCAAGATTAAATGCATTGCAAGAATTAATATTAGCAGTTCAATATGAATATAATGTAGGAGATTTTGTATGGGCAAGACAATATACTTCGGATAATAAATTATATAAAGCAGAAATAATAGCTATTGAAAATAATTTATATACCATTAGATTTATAGATGATGGAACTATAATAACAACTACTAAGAATAATATTTTTATATACTTTGATTGTCAATGTTCATCTGGACAATCGATTGATGACTTATTTTTTGAAGGGTTAAATGATGGTATATATGATAACGTAGTATTGAATTTAATAAATAATAGATATTGTAATATTTCTAATATTCAAAATCAATTTGAAAAAATAGATGATTAGAACAAACTTTAGAATAATACATATAATTATTTAAAATAAAATATTATTATTTAATATAATTATGACAAATCGTTTCAAGATGAGTTTTGATAATTCTTCATTTGTAAGACAACCTGTTAATAATAATGTACACTATATTTCGAGAAATGTTCAAAAACAAGGGTTGGCGCAAAAACCATCATTGACTCCAAGAAATATGTTTAATGTACCTATGGTAGAGCGTATTCACAAAGCAAAACCCGGTTGCAGTGCTTGCGGTAAAAAAGTCGCATAAAAAATAAGTTTTTTATATACACTAATAATATAATGTCAAACACAATAAGTAATGTTACGGCCTATCCGCAAAACAGTTTACATCGTTCAGGTAATTATATAACCATATTTGATACCACTCTTTTACCATATAATAAACAATATAACAACTGTAAAAATACACTATGTTATACACAAAGTAAAGGAACCTTTATTTACAAGCCACATACCGCTTATGGCATGGTTGGAACAACAGCATCATCTTATTTAGCACGTCGTCGTCGATTATAATAATATTTTAACGGACATAACAATAAATATCATTTTCACCAGGATATAAATCACTTATTTTATTAGTAAGTGATATGTAAATATGTTGAGCATATTCTGCCTCATCTTGACCTATGTTTACTAATTCAAACTCGTCTAATCCAAAATCTGATATTATATATGGAGCAATGAAGTCTGAAAGTTGCTTCATAGTCCAATCAGGATTAATTAGATATATTTTAGTATTTATTGTAAATATTTTTTTTAAATGCAAACGAACTGGATTATATATTTGTCCATTACTAATTTGCTGATGTAAATAATGTCTGTCAATTGTCATTTTATTAGATGTTTAACGTTAATTTAAGTTAAACATTTAATTCAATTTTTTATAATATGTTTTTATTACATTTTTATTACATTTTTATTACATTTAAACAGAAGGAAAAGAGGGATCCATAGCAATACCGCAAATACCAGCATCATTTGTGCTATCAGAACGAGCAATCTTTACATAACCCTTATCACCCCATGTGGTTCCCCAACTATTCTTTACCAACCAATATTTTTGGCCATTTTCCTCACCATAACCAACAGCTAAAACACCATGGTCTAAACTGGTTCCACATGATGCTGAATCTAAAATTCCACCAGAATAAGACTGGAAATAACGGGTATCTGCCTCAATTGCAACAGCAACCGGTTGTTGTGCTACAGCAGCCTTTAAAGAAAGTTGGTCGTTTGGTTTCACGTCAGAACAACTGGAGATATGGGCAACAGCACTACACTTTTGACAAGTACCATCCTTAGCA